CTTGGTACCATGGATGGGATAATTCACCCGAGAGGTTAGAATACGAAACACGACAAAGGAAATAACTATAAAAGCGAATGTGATGTCATAATCGATTGCATTTGCATCTCGGGTACGTTGTTCCAGTCTGCGTAATGGCCGTCGGTTACCACCGTATTAAGGATGTCAATTTTGACGAGATATGGTGGTGGTCGCCGGTGGACCGAAACGTGTAGTGGCGTCGGCCACGGGAGGTCTCGATGTGAAACTCGAGTCGTGAGGGTGTTAGGGCGTTGCAGCCAAGTCTCCCTTAGTAAGGAGAACGGTCGGTTTGGTATGACTATGCTCTACCTTTACACCGATTTGTCTGTGGACATGGTCGCTACTATCCCCCCTCCCGCTTTAGGCGAACGAAACTCCGCACGAGCAAACGTGCTCACGAGTATAAACTGAAATCGAAAAACAAATAAAATACCAAAATATGATGAAGCACACAGGATACCCAGTTAAGTTGTTCTGGCTACCCGACTGTGAGCCTCAGGCCGTTTGGTATCTGGGACCCGTTTCCAGTTCTTGGCTGCTCCAAAAACGACGTCGCATACCGCGCACTGGCTGCTACGTGGTAGAAGACAACAAAGCCCAGGGAACGAACCCTGTTCGAGAAGAGAAAAAAATAGAAAATCCAAATCCTCCAGAACCGTCTGAACCATCAGAATGCATGTTCAGGGGTCGCCTTCGGAGGAAGGCGAAGCAAGTTCTGTTATTCCTCGAAACGGACTTAGGCTTGAAGAGGGCACATGCTCTCCCTTCCCGCATCGAATGTGGTTACTTCAGATCCACATTGCGGCGGTGCTTCGGTGACCTTAACGAAGTACAAGAACTTTCCCTCAAAACAGCGCAAAAGATAGAGCAGAAATACTGCAAATATTGTATGCGCGAGGAAATCGTCAATACAAAAGTAGACAAATGGAAAGAAGAAAGGTTCGGGACCCGATTAGTGGATGACGACCACTTAGTCCTATTCACAGCCGCGGTGGCACGTAATGTGCCACAAGGGTGGAACCTAGGAAAAGCGTGGCCGTACGTCCCGAATGGTCATGCAACGGCGTTTCACTTGGGCATGGAGGGCGGTAACTGGAACGAGGAGGAGCTGACGGACGAATGTTCTGTCGGCCTTGCTGTGTCCTCGGGAAAGCCTCGGATTGTAACCGCTTACAGCAGCGCGCTCACCGAGGTGCTCTACCCTCTGCACAAGTCTTTGTACGCGTGCCTATCAAGGAAGGGATGGCTTTTACGTGGTGAGCCGACACCAGAGAAAGTCGCTTCGTTGAACGGATGTGGTGAATACGTATCAGTGGACTACAGTCAAGCTACTGACAGGATAAAAACCGCGTATACACGTGCTGCCGTCGAAGTATTAATCTCAAAAGCAGAAGGATTAAGTAAGACGGAGATATGGGCAATGAGATCGGTTGGAAGGCTTACGCTAGACGGAAAACTAGCGGAATCCGGCCAACCAATGGGTTGCATGATGAGCTTCCCGTTGCTGTGCCTAATCAATAAAACCGTCGTTGACCTTGTTCTTAACGATCTGCTGAGAGAAGGTAAAATCTCGCCTAAAGAATGGTCGAGTCATCGCTGTCTCATCAATGGCGATGATCTGCTTTTTAAGTCCCCTACTACAAAGGGGGAAGAGGAAGTCCT